CACATTCTCAGTAGCAAGGATGTCAGTGAGACGCTTCATGAAACGACCTGCCATCTTAGGACGGTCTGCCTTTGTCAACTTAAATTCGATGACAGCAGTCCGACTGTGAAGAGGAGCAATGATTCGATTCTTAAAGTTACAAGTGAAGATAAACCGACAGTTGTTTGCGAACTCTTCAATAAATGCACGCAACGCTGGTTGAGTAGAGTTTGGATTTAGATAGTCTGCCTCATCAAGGATAACTACCTTGGTCTTGCCGCCAAAGGAAACAGAGGAGGCGAACTCCCGAATCTTAGTGCGGAGAACATCAATACCTGATTCCTCAGAACCGTTGATGATAATGTAGTCACATTCAAGTTCTTCGCAGATCGCTCGGGCAATGGTAGTCTTACCAACACCTGCTGAACCGCAGAGAAGCATGTTAGGAATTTCACCAGTCGCAACGAACTCGCGAAATGTCTTTAGTTGATCATCGGGGAGAATGCAGTCATCAAGTTTGTGAGGACGATACTTTTCAACCCAGAGGAACTGTTCTTTTGATACGTTCATTTTTCACTTCTTCCATAATGTTATACTTGGGAGACCAACCTAGTCTCCGCATTTCATCAATGTTGGCATGAGTAATATGTCTCTCACCAACAACATCTTTAAAGGGAATGTCTCGATAACCATAGGCATCTAATACATCACTAACAGAGATCGGTTCATTCGATCCAATATCCACTATACCCGTATAATTTAGATTAGTCAATAGAATTTCAATAGCAGAACAAACATCTTCAACATGAGTCCAGTCACGATGATGATCAGTCTTATACTCGACCTTGTCGTTCAGCATCATATCATAGAACATGTCGGGGCGACTGTCTGGACCATAGACTGTATGGAATCGCATACCAGTTGAACCCTCTGGTGCAAGTTCTTCCATTGCTTTTTTACTGGTAGCATATGGATTCATCCACCACTCATACACTGATGAGGAAGATGCATATATCGTCTTTAATCGTCTACTATCTGCCCATTCAAATATACGCTTTGATGCAGTAACATTGACTTTCCAATATCCTTCCGGATCAGTCCAACTCTTACGAACACCAGCGAGTGCTGCTAAATGCAAAACAACGTCTGGTCCACCATAATCATTAGACATATCCCATTCACAGATATTACCTTCGAATGGAATAACAGTGTGGTTCTTGGACAGAATGCGCAAAGCATTCCGTCCAATAAAACCTTCATGACCAGTAAGTAAAATTATCACGAGTTCTGACGCAACCAGTCAAGAATATTTTCTGGTGAAGTTACACCATAGGGATCATCGGCGCAGTTGTCCTCGACAACATCACCTTCAATGAACCACTTCTCAATCTGACCGTTGTTCACAACACATGCATAACGCCACGAGCGAACACCAAATCCAAGATTGTCCTTGTGAACATCCATCTTCATTGCGTCGGTAAACTTACACGAACCATCAGGAATCATCTTGACCTTCTTGATCTTCTGATCCTTTGCCCAACAATTCATGACGAAGGCATCATTGACAGATACACAGTAGATGTCCTTGATACCAAGTGCCTTAAACTCAGCAAAGTTCTTTTCAAATCCAGGCAACTGGTAGGTCGAACATGTTGGAGTAAATGCACCAGGAAGAGAGAACAGAACTACACGCTTACCTGCAAAGTAATCATAAGTTGTCTTATCTTCCCAACGGAATGGGTTTGGACCTTCAATCGAGTCATCACGGACACGGGTCTTGAAGACTACGGCAGGAACAATCTCAGGCAGTTCCTCTTCGCGTGTGTCGTCGTCCCACTTATTTTTAAATTTAAACTTCTCTGCCATAGTTTATTCCACTCCAGATACAATAATGTCAATGTCATTAAGACGCAGAAACTTATTAAACTGACGAACAACTTCTTCTGGATTACTGAGATCTAAATCAAAATCCATACTCGTCGAACGATTAAGATGTTCATCGTCATTGTTATAAGGTACACGCGAACTAAACGAAATTTCTAACTTGTTCATATTAAATCTCCACTTAAACTACTGACGATGGTTCCATTGCCAACCAATACTCAAGGTTCTTGGTTCCATGCTTGAAATGCATTGCCTTCTTGCGACCGAGAGCAACAGTATAGTCATCAGTAATGACCTTCAGATTCTCAACCTTGAGTCGGCAATCAAAGTCACCAACATCAGTTGTAGTCAGTTCCTTACGATACGCATTCGCACGTGGATTGCTTGGGTCGCTGACACTGAGAGTAACCTTACCATCCTTAGAAACAATGCTCATGGTTGGTGCCGAGAGAACGTTCGCTGCCTTCTGCACCATGCTAATGTCAGCAGCAGATAGAGTGAAGTCGAAGAATGGATCAATCTCGAGAGTCTTGTCTGGAGCAGCAGTAACTACACTGGGATCAGCATAACCATACTCGAACTCAGACTTACCTTCACGAAGGAACATACCTGTTTCTTCAAAGTCAATCTCAGGATTTTCCCAGAGACTCAGCAACGCAAGGAAGTTGTTCAAGTCATATACCGCAAACTCACGGTCGAAAGTTTCTGCGACTGTTGCGCGAGAGAGGATATTCTTACCTGCACTGACAGTGGAAAGAACATTCCCTTGACGAACGAGGATATTGGTATTGATACTTGCAAAGTTCTTCAAGAGCGCAAGAGTGTCGGATGAAATCTTCATAATATATTAGTCCTTTTTCTTTTTAGTTTTCTTACTGTTTTCTGCAGTAAAATCAATTATACCTGGAATAGTGTCGGAAGTCAATAGAGAAGTGGTTCCCATGTTATATTCATTCCAGTTGGGAGCAATCGTATATTCTGGGTTGATATTAATAGTATCTGAAAGCGACAAGGATGTCTTCAATTCATAGATTTTAGTATTGACTTTTTCAGTTGTTTCGGGTATACTAGTCTGTTGTTCCTTGTCGTGCACATGCATCGCAATGATTGCATAGTGAATGACCTTCAACAAATCCTTACGCCAGTCTTCAGGTGTTCCCTTGTGACCATAACGTTGGGCATACTTTAGGATATTCCCCACAGTAAAACCAATACCATGACCACCATCGATAATAAACTCGGTTGCCTGATATTGATTCTGTGAGTAATGCTCACCATAGGTGGCATCAATATACTGGGTAATCTCCCGAAGGAGATCACCCTCATCATACTTGTAATTAATTGTCATTATGTCTCCTTAGAATGGTACTTCTTCCATTTGGTTGAAATATGCGTCATCATTTTCGACTACATCATTGGTGCCATCGTCAACCTTCTTATAGAGGTCTAGGAAAGCACTCTTGGTGTCAGAGTCGAAGCGATTGACGCAGAGTTCGATTGCTTTAGAACGCGAACCGAACATAGCGAAAGCATTTACGATGTGCTCGAGACGACGAGTCGAGATGAGTTCCTCGACGCCACCTTCATAGAAGGTCTTACGGATAATATCCGCCCATGTTACCAACTTGTCGGCAAATTCGTCATCAACACTGTCGACCTTTTCCATCTTGTTGAGGATAATTTGCTTCTCAATCTTCAGCGAGGGATATTCCTGCTCGACAGTGATGGCGAAACGCTCAAGGAACGCATCGTCGAGAATCTGGGCAGACATAAACTTACCGTCGTCTGAACCCTTACCCTTGGTGTTAGCAGTGGCGATGACGTTGAAACCACGCTTCGGGTGAACGGTCTCACCAGTCTTCTTATTGAAGTATGGTTTACCTTCAAGAATTGCCTGAAGGCACATCATCTTGTTCGAACCACGGTCGATTTCGTCGAGGATGAGGATAGCACCACGCTTCATAGCAGTGAGAACTGGACCTTCGCGGTAAACAACGTTACCGTCAACGAGGGTGTTACCACCAATCAGGTCATCTTCATCAGTTTCAATCGAGATGTTGACACGCAGACATTCGCGCTTCAACTTAGCGCATGCCTGTTCAACCATGGTGGTCTTACCGTTACCAGAAAGACCAGAGATGAACGTCGGATAGAAGTTCAAAGACTTCAGAACCTTCGTCAGATCCTTGTAGAAACCGAATGGAACATAGGTCGGATCAACCGACGGAACAAGGTTGTCAACGACAGTCTGCAACTTAGGTTGGATGACCATCTTGGGGGCAGCAACGGGGAGTTGTGTGACAGACGCAGACACACCTGCCATCAGCGGCGACAGGTCATACGTACCACGCTTGATCATACGGTCACGCTGAAAAATCCAACCAGGATATTTCATACCGAGGGATTGGGCAGCGGCGACAACGTCGCGTTTACGGAAAACACCACCGTTGGTGTTGTTGTTAGAAAGGTACTCAACCAAAGCATCACGATTCATCATAAAAATATCCTCACATCATCAATCAATATAACCACTATACCCCGAAACGTGGAAAAAGTCAAGCCCTTTCTTTCGTTTCGGGGTAATTATTTTCAAGCAACTGCTTGAATCATTTTGTTCAACAGAACACGGTTGGTCTGCTTTTTGTTCTGAAACTTCTTGAATGCTTGACGAAGTTTCTTAGGAGAATTATCTTCAGACTCCAGAACATCTTCCTCGATGCTCAAGTCTTCGCCACCTGGAATCAGGAAGCGGTCATTGAAACCAAAAGAATTTTTAGTGTGGAAATACTTTTGCTTCCATTCCTCTTTCCACTTCGTATCGAAATCTGCGGCAGAGTTATGCATGCGTTTAGCAGCCCACTTTTGATTGTAACTGGCGATGAAGAAGTTGATAGTCCGCGAACCAGTTGCCTTCTGATACAAGTTGAGAAGTGCAGTTTGCATCTGGTACGAATTATTATCATCATACTTAACGATCGTAACAGCACCAGTGGTAGAATCGGTGATATTTACATGGTTAGCACTATAGCGCGAACCTTGGATGCTGATATTACCGTCACCATCACCGTCAGTCAGGAAGATAGTGTTCAAAACTTCAACGCGATTCTTAGCACGAAACTTGTCAGCAATCGAACGAGCAACCATGATTGATTCCTCAAGAGGAGTCGATGCTAGACCCATGATATTAGAATTGCGGAAGAATTTTTCTTCATTCTTGCGACGAATACGATAATCATATCCCATGCCGCACATAAGAAGATTGCGAACTACCTCATTAAACTTACCCGAAGAACAATTATCGGAAAGGAACTGTAGTAGATTGAACGAGTTGTCACCAATGACAAGTTCTTTGCCACTTGCTCGTGCCTCAGCATCGCGACGGTCGCGCATTTCATTTCCTAGGGGGAAACTGTCAGTGATCATACCGTTGTTGGTGAAACCATAGACTTCAAATGGGATACGAACCTTGCGGCAGAACATCATGAGAGTTACCAACTGCTCAATCGTGCCACGCATGTTCGATGCCATAGAACCAGACATGTCGAGGAACAAAAGCATACCATGGTTTTTGCCATCAGGAACAACTGTGTTACGAGCAAACAAATCTTCGCTAATTTTATGTGCCCACACACGGTCAACGTCTAGGCGACCAGTCTTAGCAACCTGCGCACGAGCGAACTGAGAAGCGCGACGACGCAGTTCAAATTCCTGCACCATCAGGTTGATATACTTCTGGTTCTTGTTGCGGAAGTCAGAATAAACTTCGTTGGCAGTCGTATCATAGTCAATTGTTTTTGTCAACCAGCGATCACTGTATACTGTAGGACGCATGTTATCAATGACCCAATCCATAGGAATGACATAATCCTTGAGTTCAACCTTGCGGAGAATGCCATAAGCATACGGACGCGACTTCGAGTCAATGAATTCTTCTTCCTTCTCACGGAACATCTGATCAGTGATAGAAATAGGGTCTTCATCGAACACTGGCACATCGTTCGAACCTGGAAGTTTCACACCAGTTTTAGGTTTACCAGCATCAGCATCGTCTTCGCCAGTGTCACCGTCAGAGTCGGTATCACCAGCAGCATTCTTACCAGAATCAGCATCAGCATCGTCGGCAGGTTTATCAGCAGTTTCACCATCGCTATCGGCGGCACTATCACCAGTTGACTGGTCAGAATCCATTTCTGAAATCCACTTATCAACATCACCAGCAGCATCATCGTCGCCTGATGTTTCCATCATTTCACCCATGAACGTTGACGAATCAAAGTCATACTCAGGTTCAGACTTAGCGAGTTCGTAGAGTTCTACTGCGAGCGTAGCAACATCATCCCATGTTTCCAACGCATCAACGCGAGCAAGATACTTACGCTCATCGTCGCTGAAGGGAGCAGCAAGTAAGGAACCAACCTTGTAATGCAGGTTGATACGGTCAATGAGACGCAACTTGCTGAGGTCATATCCCTTAACGCCGAAGAAGTTGTTGTTGAACAATTCCTGATAACCAGCGAAGAAGTTCTTACGAATACCAGGAAACTTGTCCTTAATCTTACGCTCAATACGAGCATCCTCAAGAACGTTGAGGAAGGACTTGATGCCCATACCACGCTGATCGATTTCACCGTGCCAACCCTGAGCAGGTGTGAACAATGCGTGACCAACCTCATGACCGATAAGCAGGTCATAAAGGTCGGTCGACATATCTTTCCAGATAGGGAGGATAAGGGTGCGATTCTTCAGGTCGAACATCGCGGTCGGAACCTTCTGGTGTTCAATCCGAAGGTTCTCAGTAGCGAGCAATTTAGCAAGGGTAGACTTATGGGAAATAGACATCACGAAACCTCATCAATTAATATATTTCATTCTACCTCGAAACGAGGCAAAAGTCAAGCCCTAAAATTACTTTCAGGATAAATTAATTACAGCGGGTGATGCGCTTTTCGTAGTAGTCACCATATCTGTCTACACCGCTGGTAAAAATTTCACGGCAGACAGGACGACGATAGTGATAATCATATTCACGCTCAAAGACTTCGCGGTCGGCAGCACGTTCGTCGGGTTGTCTGCGACTTGCAGCAGCACCAAGGATGAAGGCACCTACGCCGATAGCGATTGCCTCACCAGTGCTAATACGCGAACGTCTATGTTGGCGATCATTCCTGCCTTGTTCCCAACCATTACCATCACGATGACGTGCTTCAGCAGCAACAGGAGTTGCAATCACAGCGAGAGCAATCAAACTTGAAACAATATTCTTAATCATACACTTTCTCCTTCTATTATTCCATTCTACTATAAAACGAATGAAATGTCAAGCCCTAATATTTCGTCATCGTTCCGTCGTGATGAGCGAGGTAGGGTTCAAACTTGATGTTCGGATATTCTTTAGCAAGACCCTTGAACATTTCAAGATTTGATGCGGCATCATCGAACAGGCGAACGCGAGCGTATTTGCCTGTATCGAGATATTGTTTGATGTAGATTTTCTTGCCTTCTGCAGAGTTCGGAGCATTAAGATTACCAGCGCGATGCACGTGGATATCGTCAATGTCGATGTTTTGTTTGCGGAAGGTATCTAGGAACACGTCACGGTCATCAAAGTCAGCGCGAGCAGTGATAACAATCATCTTGCTGCCTTTTGCTTTGACGTTCTTGTGGATGGCAATCAACTTATTAATTGCCTTCGCGATAGGTTCAGATGTATCGCGGAAGTGCTTGGCATCGCGAAACTCGCGGAAGTCAAAGGACTCACCAGCACCCAGTTTGTAGGTGTTAAACTCTTGGTTTGAAAGTTTACGAACCAGTTCGCCACCCTTCATTACATAGATGAGTGCCTTAGTGTTGAAGAGGGTCTCGTCTATGTCCCAAATGGTCAGACCAGCACCCTCTTCGCGTTCGTAAATATAATCTTTAAAACCAATCATAGAATTACTATACCTGCTTTTTCCGTAAAAGTCAAGCCTATTTATTCGTTACTGGTTTTTTTCTTGCACGTTTTGGTTGTTGAGTTTCTTCTGGCGGATCTTGTGCCACGATACGCTTCTCTAGACGCTTCGCGACCTCGTCGGCATCCAACCAGATATCCTTGTTGTCAAGCATCGACTTAATTTCTTCAGGAGTCAAGAAGTCCTTATAGAATGAGTCGAACAATTTTTCTGACCAAGACCTGAAGTGTGTGATTTGATCATACATCTCACCACCCTTACCGATTGTGCCACTGGAATAATTGTGGAACATGAACATGGTGTGGTCAGAGAGTTCGAACCTGTCTGCCGATAAGAATATCAAAGTCGCAGCACTCATACAAATACCTTCAACCGAACAGACGATAGTGGCATTTGATTCCTGCATCGCACGAACCAGTTGTAAAGCAGAGAACAAGTCACCACCTTCACTGTTAATGCGAATGTAGATTATATCTGTTTCACCTGCTGCTCGGAGAATCTGGAACCATTCAACATAATCTTCCGCTGGTTTAATTTCACCACAGAGATAAAATGTTACAGCAGTTGCTACTGGTTGCTGGAAGAACTTAGGTTTGGGAAAAAAGGGCAGGTCATTCTCACTCATAGTGTCGCGTGATCGCGGTGATTTTGTCAATTTGTGCATCAATAATTGGTATCCTGTTTGGCCAATGAATATACTCCTTCTCAGGATTCTTCATCAGGTTGTAAAGTAAGGGAAGAATCAGATCTTCGACTTGTTTTAGTTTCTCTGATACTTCCATTTCAACGAGTCGTTTGTGTTCAGAGATCATTGGTGACTGGTCTGCAGTCAGAATGCGAGACTCGATGTCGTAAAGTTTTGCCATAATCTCATCTTTGAGATCACCAGTATCAACTGTTACTTGTGTGGTTGTTGCTGTTGGATTGTTTACTTCGATTGGATCTTCAAATGTGAATCCAAAATCATAGGTTGTGTTTGACATATTTCCTCAGATACTTTCTTGCTCGTTTGTTTAAAGACTTGAGTGCCATATCGAGTTTCAACTGTGATACATGATCAGAGAAATTCAATCCTTCCATATGATCAAATTCATGCTGGGCGATCCTCGCTTGAAGACCAACAAAAGTTTCCACAACATGGGTTCCATCAACTGTTTGATATGAAAGAGTAACTTGCTTAGGGCGTTTTACAGACAACCACAATCCAGGATATGATAAGCAACCCTCCCGTGCAAGTTCTGTATCCTTGGAGACAGAAACTACTTGAGGATTAAAAACATTCTTACGATTCGTTTCATCAGATCCCATCACAAAAACCTTAGAGTCGATACCAACCTGATTGGCAGAAAGTCCAAGTCCCTGTAGGCGACGGCATTCTTCCCACAAAGTATCGGCGAGTTCCTGTGCATTTGCATTTTCAAAGTCAAATATTTCTGGAACCTTGCGCAAAGCAGGGTCTGTAAATTTAAGTAATTCCATTATACCACCATTTCACTGTAATTATTTTTCTTTTCAAACTTAATCAAACTACGGAACTTATCAAACAGTTGATCACCCTTGTGACTGATAACAAACACATTAGTATCTTCGCCCACAGTATCAAGCAATGTCATAACATAATCGGTGCCATTATTATCCAACGAGGAGTCAAACACCTCATCTAGAATAAGCAGATTAGTTGCTACGCTGTTCTTCATCTTAGCAATTGTTCTCCAGGTAAAGAGAAGCGCCAAGTCGATACGTTGCTTTTCACCTTCTGAGAACGAAGCATAACTAAAGTCATCACGATGCCGAGACTTGATAGTTTCATCAAACTTCTCATCAAGATTAAACTGCACGAAGAAGTCCATTGCTTGTAGATATTTATTCACCAACTTATTGATAACTGGAAGATACTGACGAATAATCTTAGTCTTAATACCAGTGTCTTTGAGCAGCGTCGAGACAACTTCCATGTAATGCTTTTCTTCATTCAGTCTCGCCTTCTCTTCGTTCTGTGTTAGAACTTCCTTGGCATATGACTTGAGTTTCTTCTTTTCCTCATCAATATCTGCAGTCTTAGTAGTGATGTCGTTCAGTTCTAGATTTAGTGCTTGGATTAGACGCTGTTGGACAATCATCTCATTATTGTTAGCGATAATCTCTTTGTTCAATCCTGAAATCTCTTCGGAAAGAGTTTCATTTTCCGCGATAAGTTCCTCAAGTTTTGTAAACTCTTCTTGTAACTTATCCATTCCCGAAGATAGTTCTTCGATTTTCTCTTGTCTGGATGATACGATGGTTTCTTTATGATCGTGAGCAATGCCTTGTTGACACGTCGGACATTCATCTGTTTCATTGTAGAACGAAATCTCTTTTTTGAGATCTCGGAGTTGGGTGGAAAACTTGGTTTTAAAAGATTCGAGTTTCTTTTGCTTAGTGACGAGATCTCCGAGACTTTTTTGGGTTTCTTCAACAGAGACTTTCTCCACCTCCAAGTCCTTGGTGAGATTGGTAAGAGTCTCAATCTGCCTTTCGCCCTCGTCAATGCGCCCCAATATTTCATCAACTCTCTTCTCTTTGTTTGCTTCAAGCGTATCGACATACTCTTTCTGAATGGTTGCCTTCTGCTTTAGGACTTCCAGTTTACTGTCAGCATCATGGAGACTGTCTTTAAGTTCGTTCATCTTGTCACGCAGAACAGTATTCATTGTCGTGAAGATTTGAATATCAAGAATGTCCTCAATAATTTCACGACGAACAAATGGTGGCAACTGCATGAATGGTGTGAATGATGCTGACCCTAGAATAACAATCTGAGTAAACGACTTGTAATTAAGTTTGAGAACTGATTCCTCGAGATACTTCTGGTAATCACGAGCAGCAGCATCCTGATTGATTACTTCACCACCAGATTGAATCTCAAAGATGTTAGGTTTAATACCACGAATAATCTTATAATCTTTACCGCCAATATCAAACTCAATTTCAACCAGAAGGTTTTTCTTATTGATTGAATTCAACAGTTGTGGTTTATTAATACTACGGAAAGGTTTACCAAACAATCCAAAGCAAAGAGCATCGAGCAGAGTGGATTTACCACCACCATTCTCACCAACAATTAAAGTGCTAGGCGAACGATTGAGTTTTATTTCAGTGAAAGCATTACCTGTCGAAAGAAGATTCTTCCAACGAATTGTTTTAAAATTAATCATACAGAAACGTGCTGTGCCTCAATATACAAAGTCCTTAACATGTTCTTAATCTTATCTTTATCGAGATCGGTACTGACGGTGTCAACAAAATCAGAGAGAACAGTCATCGTATCTTCTACATCTAGTTTATCTTCTTCAATTACATCTGCTTCGAACTCAGAGAAGTCTTCGATGATTTTCAATTCGATTAAATTCAAGTCATACAATTTATCCACAAAGCGATCGAACTTATAGAAGTCTGCTTTTTTGACTACGATTAGTCTTACACAACTGCCACTAATTGCTCCAAGGTCCATACTATTAGGATCGCCAGTAGTATCATCATAGTACAACTTATGAAAGATTTTAAATGGGTTTTCACAAAACTCTACCTCATTAGTTTCCGTCTCATATATGTGATACCCTCGAGGATCATTATAGTCAGACCAAGTAAACTCATAGGTATTACCAAGATACAGAATATTACCAGTACGACTGCGATGGTGGAAATGACCACTACATACGAGAGGAAATCTATCAAAACGTTCAGTGCCCATTCCGTGATCATTTTTGTGCCCACGATACATTTCAAAACCTGAAAATTCAAAGTGTCCAAATACTGCTTGTGCATTACTTTTATCTACAACCTCCATGGTTTCATCATAGTTACCAGAACAAATCCATGGCACCAGCAATAGATTCTTACCACCCAGAACGATTTCTTCTGCGCTGGAATATGTGATAACATTCTCGTATTCGCGCAGCAGCAAATCTAGAGAGTTTACTTCGTTGGTATTCTTGAAGAATGTGTCATGATTACCTGCAATCATGTGGACATCAATACCAAGATCGCGAGTCTTGTCAAAGAAATACTCGCGGCACTTCTTCAGCGTATTGTAATTGATAAACTTGCGTCGATCAAAGACATCACCAAGATGGATAATAGTCTTGATTCCTTCCCGTTCTAGATGAGGAAAAAACACCTCAGTATAAAACTTCGCGAAGAAGTTATCAAACGGAATAGAATCAGACCTAGCACCGAAGTGAGTGTCTGTGATCAACGCAACCTTCATACTCGAACTTTCTAATTACTTTACAGGTGTAGTAGGTTTCGCTTCAGTAGGAACTACTTCTTCCAACTTTTCTTCAGTCGTTGTTTCTACATCACCTTCTTCGGTGCGACGCTTAAGAACAATCTGGCCGTCACAGATCATGTAGTGTTGTTCGGCACCAAGATCGCTTGACTCCAGATAGATGCACCCTGCATTCTGCTTAGAAACATCCTGAACACTATTCCTGTGACTGATGACATCACCCACCAGTGACCCAATGATCACAAAAAATAAAATCGCCAACCCTGCCGTAAACCCATTCTCTGTAAACCATGCAACGTACTTGTTAGTTTTTACTTCAGTCATATACAACTCCTTTAACAAACTTTAATAAATCCATTCTACTCTATATCAAGAGAATTGTCAATGATTTTTTGGTCTAAATATTTCGGTCGACGCTTCGGTAAGTTATTGACCTTTGGTGCATCGGGTTTATCGAACTCATCAATCATGTCCATTTGCTTCTTGACATAGTCAATAAACTCATTACCATAGTCACCTGTATCGTGGTCTTGAGTAATCAAGTCATGAACATCAATGTTTCTCATGTATCGATACTTAGTTTGTTGCTGACGTTTCTCTTTAGCGATGCGTCGCAGAAAGGCATAGTATGTTATCTGTGTGAAATACGCGAAGGGATTCTTGGATTTATCAGGATTGAAATTGTCGATGTAAGTAATACAATTTTCGATACCATCTGATACCATTTCTTCTCGATATGTGTAGTTGATAAAGTTACTCTTGTATGCCAAGTGAGTTGCAATCTTTAGGAAGCATTCTCCGATATAGTTCGGGACACGTGGTTTCAATGTACCTGCTTCTTTTGCAGCAAGAACACTATCTCTATACTTAGTAATCTCTTCTAAAAACTTAGAGTTATCTACATAATGTATGTTGTTTTTCTTATTCTTTTTGAATGGTTTTTTCACATTCTTTTCTGGTATTTCAGTCATTTATAACTCCATCTATACATACCGTTATACTATATTTTTTCTTATTAGTCAATGATTTTTTTTCACTATTATTTCAGTATATAGCTTGACAACACTCGCGATTCGAGGTATAATGACTATGTCGAGTATGATGAATAATAGCTTTACTACTGCTTAATTGAGTAGGTTTCTGCTTCTGAGCAGTCGGGAGTGGAGCAGGTCGAGATCTAAGTTTCCCTCCTGGGTCTCCTCGGGAAGTTTTACTTCTCCGGAAATATATTTTTGATACTGTTCTAGAAGGTTCTCTCTCAAAAGACAGACAGTAATTACTTCAGACTTGGGTACGAGGAAAATCTTCTCTGTTGTAATACCAATCCATGGTTTCAGAAGAAACGTTTCCCCGACAACATCTTCTTGAATCATAGGATAGGGAACCACCGCAATGGGATTATCCATCCAGAATAAATCGTTCGATTCACTGTCTCTTATCGATGCGATTACTAAATCGCCATTCTTAAATTTAATTACCTTTGGTGTTTCCATCAGTAGATATCCTCACGAGTTTGTATCTAAAACCTTCTTCATTATATAACTTAATTCTCTCTATCATGTGTAGTAGGGTGTAATTCTTTCTGCTTTTCCAAGACAAGTCATCACCAATATCAAAAAGACGACAGGAAGTTTTGTCATCCCCCTTACGCAATCCTCTACCAATCGACTGGAGATTTCTTACTCTAGATTTCGAGGGAGAAGCGAATATGACATTATGTAGATTCCTTATATTTATTCCCGTCGAAAACGTGCCGTATGATGCGATGATCACTGCATCTTTTTCTTTCTCGGTAATCTCTCGAACCTTCTCGCGTTGTTGAGTGTCAGTTCCACCATGAACAAAGAAAACCTGACGAGACTTTCCGACCTTCTCATTGATCAAGTCATACAACACCGCACCATGTTTCTCAACAAACTGAAATAGCACCAGCGTGTTGCCTTTTTGTGTGGTTGCTAGATTCTTGATTATGTTGTTGCGTTTTTGGTGTGTTACCAACCAGTCCATTTCTTCTTGGTAGGTATACTTCGTTAGTGCTTTCTTCTCTTCATCAGCATAATCTAACACGATGCAAGTTATGTCTAGATCAGCAACAGATCCTTGTTCCATTAATTCTTTGGTCGAGATAACCTTATGCACCTTACCGAACAGACCCTCGAGAATTAACTTATGCGTCTTAGTCCCGTCGAGAGTACCAGTAGTTCCGATGCGAAACTTAGTCTTGGTGCACTTATTGAAGATTGACGTCAGCGATTTCGCTTTGAAAAGATGCGCTTCGTCTCCATATATAACATCAAACTCATCAAAAAACTTTTTAGGTAATTTGTAGATGGATTGCCACGTTGATATAGTAATGGGATACTCATTCGACTTCTCGAACCCCGAATAGATTCTCGCGCAATTATAACTTGCTTTCCAGTCTGTTTCCGAGGCATAATCTTGGAAGTCCTTATACATTTGTTCAACTAGGGAAGTGGTTGGAACGATAATCAATTGCTTGCGCCCAAACTTCTGGTGGTAACGCATTAGCAGGTAGATGATCAATGACTTACCAGATGCAGTTGGTGACAATAGCAGAGTTCTGCCAATGCGAATCGCATACTTGACAGCATCCAACTGGTAATCTCTCGCCTCGATCGGTTGACCCTGCGAGTGAAGATTCAACGAGTCAGCATATTCAACCAGTTCTTCGTAGGTTATTGGATCGCCGATACGTTCGATCTGAACGTCCATCTCATAATCATTACGCTGGCAAAATTCTCTTAGATATGGAAGAAGACCCACGTAAAGTTCTTTAGTCCACATGTTGAACAAACGTGCTTTACCGTCCCATATCTTTGCACGATAGGTCGGCATGAATTTTGCTCCTGGAACATCAAACGTAAAGTAGTCGTTGAGTTCCTGTGCAATGCTAGGGTCGCATTCCACATTCAGATACACTTCATCTTTTTTAGTGATGGTTAGATCGGTCACATTAATCCATTTGTAAACTTGGTCCACTCAATCGCGGACTTAATATCCCATGTCCTACTATTTAGTGACCGCAGAATCTGCTCTAATTGGTATAGGACTGCTTTGATATAATCAATCTTATCTTGCTGTTTGATCATCTCTTCATCACATTGAAGAACATCATCCATCTCATTCTTTAGTGGTTTGAGACCTTGGTATTGATTCCATCCATGTTCTTCTAGTTCTTCGCGTGTAAGTTCTCCGCGATAATACCGCATCTTAGTTCTGCGCAAGCGATAATAATCTGCCTCTGCCTTGCGCAACTGCAGTTTGGAATTTGATAGTATGTTAAGATACTTGGAATGCAACTCTGGTGTCTTAGTTGATTCCGGACCAAGATTTAATTGGTCGATCTTACAGTCATTAGACCATGACTCTTGGATTTCAGATAGTTTCATAATGCCCTCAATAGAAAAATAATATAATCATACTATAAAATTGCGCGAAAGTCAATACTTAAAGTGGTGTAATTTCATAATGTCGATATTTAAATGCGGCGATACCTTGTAGGAAGTCTGCTCTACCAGTACTGATGTCAAAGTCAAGACCCTCTAGACTCACGGGAAACACATCATAGTATGAGATCTTTACGTTTGGATTATTATCAGAGTCGAGAATAAAGAAGTCTGCATCAGAGAAGTTACCTAGTGCGCCAAGTCTTTTATCAGAAACTGCTGGGAATCTGTATCTTTGACCCTCGTTCCAATCTTTGTATTGCTGACGATCTGTTGGGAACCCAAGACCGATTAACCAATTATACAATTCGATGTAGTTGCTCATATTTTCTTGAACAAGAAACCTGATCACCAGATCGCCGTATGCTAGTTTATCGCCTGGAACTGGAATATCTGACAATGGTGTTTGGAATGTAGGCGAACCAAGTTGTATCGCTGGAATATTTGCTGCCTGACAGAAATACGAAACGTTTGGTAGATTGTGAATCTGGAATTTAAATCCATTTGGTTTCAGATAATCGAGATCACTGGGTTGTTGATTAACCCAGTTCGCTTCTGTTACACCAAGTGATGTTTTTAATACCATGTTACCCTCATTTGTTTCATACTATTTATAATGAAAATGGGGAGAGCATTTCTGCTCCCCCCAGTTTCTTAGCAACCCTCTCTCTAACGGAGAGGTATCGATTACATAAGGTTAGTAACCTTAACGCGACGATAGTATTGGTTGCGGTTGGCAGTGAATGTATCACCGTCAGTTGTACCGTTCGACTGAGTTACGAATGGGTTAGCGATCATGCCGTAACGAGTCTTGAAACCAATTTTTGGTTGGAAGGTGTTAGGGTCGATAGCACGAACCATTTGTAGTGGAACGTATGGGCAATAGAAGATACCAGCGTCATAAGCATTAGCACCCTTATAACCAACAACATAGAACTGCGATGCAGCGCCAGTGTTTGCTGAGTAAGGATCAACGAATACCTTGTAACGACCGTTCAGCGTACCAACGAAGGTATTGCCTGTGTCATCAACTTGAAGAGTTGGCGAACCATTAAGTGCACCACCTGTGTCAAGCATACCTGCCATTGCAAGAGCAGCAGCAACGTCTGACGAACAGATAATGAAGTTACCCTTACCACGACGGGTGTCTTGAGCGATTACGTTAGCGTCACGTTCGATGTTGAACAGAAGACCCTTGAAACGCTCAACCGACCAACGACCGTTTGAGTCAACGTCAAGATCGAAAGTACCAGCAGTTGCAGTCGAAGCAGCACCTGTCTTAGCAACCTTGTAGATCGTACGGATAACTTCGCGGTT